TGAGCGAAAATGGTGCCTACCAAGTGGCTAACGTTGTTCGTGAACATCAACGGTTAATTACTGTTCCTCATCGTGACAAGTTCGCTGCTCAAAAGATTTATGACACCGCTAAGAACGGTGGAAAGTTGGTTACTGATACAATCACTAGCGATAATGCTCTTGATGCCTATGATGACCTTGAGCAATACATGATTGATAATGAAATTCCTGGTGGTTATGTTATCTTTGCTTCTGCTGGTTATTACCGGGCATTAAAGAACGCTAAGGGTGTTACTAAAAACTTCTCTACTAACACTCAGCAAATTAACGGGATTGACCGTCGGGTAGGTCAACTTGATGGTGGTGTTCCAATTCTTACTTGTGCCAAGGACCGGATTCAAGGACTAACTATTTCTGATAACGTTAACTTTATGGCAGTACCACTTTATGCATTAGCGCCAATCGTTAAGTACGATACTGTCGATGTTCTCGATGCTTCTACTGACCGGTCGGGCTATCGGACAACCATTAAGGGATTGTCATATTACGACATCCTAGTATTTGACAATGCCAAGAAGGCTATTTATGTAGCAGCTTCCCCAAAAGCGTAACCCCGTCAACTGATAGTGGAACGGCAAATGTTTCACCATCTAATCAAGGCGGGGAATCAGTCCCAGCTTTTGATCCAAAGGGTAGTGTAAAGCCAACGACTGCTCAAACAGTAGATCAAATTAAGGCTTATATGGATGCTCACGGCTTGACTTACACTTCAACAATGAGCAAGGATGATTTGCTCAATGCAGTTAACGGTGGTGGTAAGTAATGGCTTATCCAGCACACCTAACATTCAGTGAATATTCAGATTTAGGCTATACAGCGTTTAAATCTGCTCCTGATTTTGATTCTGCCGAGAAACAAGCCCAGCGAGCAATTGATGGTGTGATTGATTATTACTATAACGATCACGATATTAGTCAAGATGAGAATTTGAAGCGAGTAGATGCTTACAAGGCAGCTATCTGTGAACAAATTGATTTCATTGTTGAAACGGGAATCAGCTCTTCATATGTTAATGGGGATGATTTCAATAGTATTTCGATTGGTCGGCTGTCCTTACAGCCAACTAACCATGCTTCAACAAACGGAATGATTCATGGTGTTTGTCGTGAAGCTTACCGTTTGTTAGCTCATTATGGTTTGCTTTATCGTGGTCGAGGGAGTGATTGGTATGTTGCCTCGCATTCCTAAAAAGATGTGTAATCAGTCAATCGTGCTTCAAGTACCAACGGGTGAAGAAGATGATTACGGTAAGCAAAAGACTGTGGAACAAGCAATCAACAACGTGTTGGTTCAACCACAGACAATTTATTCGGGCTCGAGTAACAGCCGGACAATCACAGCAAATGCGATTGTCTTTTTATTTGCTCAAATTTCAGAGCCATTGCCGAAAATTACACCGGATTGGATTGGCACCCACCTCACTTTTGAAGGTAGAGATTACACGATTACTAACATTGTGGATAATCGAGAGCCTTATAATAACAAGGTTTATTCATACGAACTGGAGGTGTTGTAATGAGTGTACGGGTTAGTTATAGCGGTAAAAAGCTAGCCGAAATATTTAGCCAAGCTAATTTAGAAAAGGCTAACTATATTGTCGCTAATCAGGCTATGGAAGATATGGACCAGTTTGTACCATACAGGCAAGGTCACTTAGCTGGTTCGGCTCACATTAGCGGGAATAAACAGACTATTGTTTATGATGAACCATATTCAAAAGCTCAATTCTATGGAATGATTAACGATCATCCGGTAGTTAACTACACTCGCTCAGAACACCCACAGGCAACTAAGCGTTGGGACTTAAAAGCTAAGTCACTGTATATGAATCGGTGGCTGAATAAAGTCTCTGATTCATTATTAGGAGGTCGCTAATGGATTTAAAAGAACGAGTAAAAGACTCAATTAATTCACTAGATTTACCGCTTAAATGTTTGCTTGGCTACTTGGACGGTAAACATGATCCAGAGTTACGCTTGCAAATGTTACCGGGTTCTAACGTGATTGAAGTTGATTATGCCGGCAATAAGACTGAACAATACCTCATGGAAGTAATCATGCGAGGTAGTGATGAAGGATTGATTAATCAAGTGCTGTGGCAGATTGCTAACGTGCTTGGTGATAACGATTGCAGGGTCATCTCAAAAGATGGCTCTTTTGTTTTCTCAACGTTAGAGATTGCTTCGTTCCCGCACCCAACAATGGCTGATACTACTGGAACAGTAACATATGTTTTTGATTTTAAAATTACGGTTGATACTTTTGAAAAATAAGAAAGAAGGATAAATTATGGCTGATGAAAATACAACTCCAACAAGTGCAGCAGGAACAGCGGGTAATGTAGTACCACAACCTGCTGGCACAACAACAAACAACTCTCTAGCAGGTGACGACACAGCACCTACTAACATCGGTAAGTTCTTACTGAACTGGCAAAATAAGATTGAAATTGCTACCGATGGTTTAGATAACGTTAACGATATTACTAAGGCAGCGTGGGCACGTTTGGCAGCTGGTATTAACAACTTAACGCCAGCCGAAAACGACACCACCGCTAACGATGAATACTACGATGGTGAAGGTTTCGGTACTTCAGACGTTACCTCTAAGCGTTACCAATTTACTGTTGCTGGTCACCGTGTATATGGTGATAAGGCACAAGACTACATTGCTTCTAAGATGCTAGAAATTGGTGACAACCTAAAGACCTTGATGCGAGTTACCTTTGCGGACGGCTCACAGGTATACGGAATTGTTACCCTGACTAACATTGTCCCAGCTGGTGGTCAACCAGGTGCTAAGCAAACATTCAGCTTTGTGGCCGTATTTAACGGTAAGCCTAAGTTTGTCCCAGCAAGCGCTAATAAGTAGTAACTAAGTAAAAACAGAGACGAGTTAAAGTGAAACGATAGGAGGATACATAAAATGTCTGCAATCAATATGGATCTAGATAAGCAGTTCAAGTTTAATTTCAAACGAAGTGTAATCATTGGTGGCAAGACTTATCACGTCACATTTAACGATGAAATGGATCGGGCTTTGCGCAACTTGCAACTAGAAATTTCAGATTTCTACAAAAAGCAACAAGATGCTTCAAAGAAGTTTGAAGATGAAATGACTGTTGACCAGCGAAAGGATTACCTCGAAAAACAGCAAAAGGCATTACTTAATGATGTGTTTGAAGCACTAGATGATGTACTTGGTGTTAAGGGTGCTGGTAAGTCTATCTATGATTACTACGATCAACAATCGTATGCACTATTCAAGACGATTAAAGTTCTACGTGAGACTAAAGAAAAACTCGATGGAACGAATGAAGCCCGTCAACGTGAAAAGCACGAAGCCCGTACTGCTCAATACACAGGCAAAAAGAAGCGGGTGAGTGAACATGCTATCGCTAACAAGAAGCGAGGATCGCAAAAGTAATCCTACTGGTCTCAATAATGAGTTTGATTATCAAGGCAAGGCCTACAAACTTGACCTATCTTTTGACACGGTGATCAGTTTCTATCAGTTACTAGATGATGAGCATTTTACCGCTGAGGAAAAGGTATCAATTGGCTTTGAAATGTTCTTTGGATTTACACCACAAGATCCTGATTTTGCGGTCTCAGCATTTGAACAGATTAGCAGTTATCTGCGAGAACAACCCTACGGCAACGATGATGAAGAACCTAGCTCTGATATGCAAGGCAATCCAACACCAGCCGTCAAGTATTATTCGTTCACACAGGATGCGGAAGCTATTTACTCTAGTTTTCGTGAACAATACGGCATTAATTTGCTTCAAGAGAAAGGCAAAATGCATTGGGACGAGTTTAAGGCGTTGTTTTCTGGCTTGAATGATAAGACCTATATGAGTAGGATTATTCAAATCAGAATGCGAGATACTAGCAAATTGAAGGGGCAAGAGCTTACCGATGCGCTTAGTGCAAAGCAGTATTACGAACTCAACGAGAACAAGACTGAAGAAGCCCGTGAACAGCAATTCACGGGCTTTATGAATACTATTAAAGCTTGGGCACAATCTTAACGGAAAGGGGGAATATAGATGGCAGCAGATGGAACGGTTAATATTGATGTTGTTCTTCACTCTGAGCAGGCTAAGCAGAAAACTAACGAGATAGATAACCTCTTGAATAACGCTGGTAAAGATGCTGGTAATAAAGCCGAGGAAAATCTACGAAACGAGCTAGGAAAAGCTGTTAATCAAGCTAAACATGCTCATGAGCAGGTGGAAGATGCAACTAAACCGGTAAAGCAAAAAGTCACTGCTGACACCAGCGAAGCTGATAATAAAATTGAACAATTTAAGAAGAAAATTGGCGTTATTCCTCACGATGTTAAGACTAAGCTAGTCGCTGAAGCACGAGAACAAGGTATTGAAAACTTTGGTCAATTATTGCGGAAGATTCCTAAAAAGCAACGTACCGAGTTAATTGCTCAGGCACAAAAAGGTGAAGCAATTAACTATGAAGAGTTGTTACGCAAAATTCCGGCAAAGATTATTACCGAAGCTAAGTTAAATGACAGGGCCTCACTCCCTATGCGTCAGCTACAACAAGAAGCTAAGCAGACCACCAATAGTTTTGGTCGATTGAAAGATATGATCGCTGGTACCTTTATTGGTGGTATGGCTATCAACGGTATTCATGCAATTGGTAATGGATTAAAAGAAGCCGCACGTGCTGGTATGGAGTACAACGTTGAACAAGACCGAATGAAGACGGTTTGGACGGCGTTAACTACCGAAGCACCGAAAGACGGTAAAGTTTTAGTTAGCTATATCAATGATATGGCACAACACTCCATCTATGCGGCAAGCACTATTGACCGCATGGCTCAATCGTTCTATCACGTTCATTCAAGCGTTAAGGAAACTAAAGATTGGACTAATGGCTTCATTCGTTTAGGTTCAACGCTCCATATGACCAATGACCAATTAGCTGAAGCTGGTGAACAGTTCGCCAAGATCGTTGCTGGTGGTAAGGCTAACGCTGAAGATATGTCTGTTATGATTAACCGGTTCCCAATGTTTGGTGAAGCCTTGCAAAAAGCAACTGGTAAATCAATGAAGCAGCTTTACGAGATGTCAGCTCAAGGAAAGCTAACGGCTAAAGACTTCACAGAAGCCCTTGACTATTTAAGCAATAAGTACAAGAACTCAACTGAAGAAGCGATGACCTCGTTTACTGGTATGCAAATGTATATCAAACAACGCTGGTCTGTTCTTTGGGGCGAGGTTATGAATACCTCATTTAAGGCTAACAAGCAGATGTCAAAAGATATTCGAGACTTGTTATCCGATGAAATGATTTCTCGTTATTCCAAGTTACTAGGTAATGCAATCGGTACGGTCATGGACGGTGCGGCTAAGCTATTAACCTACATTGGTAATCACAAGGACACTATCGTTGATTTAACGGGTAATCTTATTAAATTAGTTGCTATTATGGGTGATACGGTTTGGCAAGTATTCGGAGATTTCTTGCGAATCATTGGTACTATGTTTGGTCTTGTCGGAACGAATGGAAAACAGACGGTAGACGTTTTAACTCTGTTAGACAATCTTACTAAGGCAATAGTTTCTCACGAAGGAGCAGTTAGAGCATTTACTGTTGCTTTAATGGCAATGTTTGCTGTTAAGCGGATCGCTGAATTTGTCATGTGGATGGCAAAAGCTAGGGATGCAGTTCTTTCATTTGGCGTTGCTCAAAAAGCGGTTGATTCATTGAGTGGTGGCTCTGCTGGTCCTCAATATCTAACTCCAACTAGTGCTGAACAAAATGCTGGTCGTATGATGTTACCACGCTTAAGCTCAGCTAGTGGTGCATTAAGCACGTTAAGAGCTAACAAGACAGTTCCTTTATTAACGGCTGCTGCTGGTGTCGGTACTGAATTGTTGTCTAATCACAATACCGGTCAAAAGGTAGGTGGCTCTGTTGGTTCAGTTGCCGGAACAGCATTAGGTGCGTTCGCTGGTTCATTTATGGGACCAGCCGGAACAGCAGTAGGAGCAATGGCTGGTGAATGGTTAGGTAAAAAGATTGGTGAAACAGCTGGCAACGCAGCTAACAAAGCCTTAAAAGGTCACTCAATTGTTGCTCATACTAAAATTAAAGTTGATGCTGACACAGAGGGAACTTCTAAGGCAATTCGCCCTGACTTAAACAAGATATCCCGTACCGTTATTAAAATGAGTGTCGATCCAAAGAGTATTGCTGATACTAAACAAAAGACCGATAAACTTTATAGCGATATGAGCCAGTCTTTGAAAAAGTATTATTCAGATAAAGAGGCACGTTCCAAAAAGGATCTTGAACAACTGGTAAAAGAAGGCGTTATAACACAACAGCAGGCTAATAAGAAGCTACAAGCCGAGAAAAAAGCTGATGATGCTCGTATTAAGCAAGAGCAGAAAACGCTTAGTGCTATGCAGAAAGATACTAACAATCATTATAAAAAGTTAGAAAATATCGAAAACGGTGGTACTAAGAAGCTTCAAGAAATAGCCCGTAAGTATGGTACTAATTCAAAGAAATATAATCAGGAACGTATCCGAGAGATTCAAAAAGAGAATCAGCGTTATACAAAAGTGTTAGTTCAGGATCAGATGAAAGCTGATAAGAAGATTAATGCTAGTGTCAAGAAAGGCGCTGGTCAGCAGGAAAAAATCTATAAGGACTTAATTAAGAAAAAGGGTAAGTTAAGTCAACAAGATTTAAAGCAGACACAGCGTGACGCTAATAAGCAGTATCAAGCTGCTGTTAAGCCTGCCAAAAAAGCCTATAACGAAATTGTTAAGGCTGCTAATGATAAATATAAGAAAACTGTTAAAGCTGCTGAACATGAGTACAAAGACACTCATACTATTTCCCGGAAGCAGTATAAGAAAATTGTTGCTGATGCAAAGGAACAACGGGAAGATACTACTAAAGAAGCGGATAGACAGTATAAAGAGGTAACTAAGAGAGCTACCGATCAACATAAGAAGGTTTCTAAAGAGATTGAAGACCAGAAGAACGATGTTAACCGTTCAGCAATGGATGAAGCCACTGGGCATATCAGCGCTTCACAGACTGAAATGCAAGGCGTTAATAGCAATTATTCATCTGGATATAGTCATGCCGGTGGAATATGGAATAAGTTTCTGAATGGTGTTAAAGATGTACTTAAATTCTTCCAACAAAGCACAAAAAATATGCCAAGCGTTCCAACTGGATATGCTACTGGTACAGGTGCCTTGAAAGAAAATCAACTTGCATTGGTTGGTGAAGAAGGTTTCGAACTCGCGCATACTCCACGAGGATATGAAGTTCTTGGTGCTGATGGACCGGAACTCCGGTATCTGTCTGCTGGTACTTCAATTCTTACTCACGCTCAATCGACTGCTGCAATGGCAATGAATGGTGGGAAGCTGCCGGGATATGCCAAAGGGACCGGTGCTAAGATCGCTGATTTCGTTGATAGCGCAAAGGATGGAATAGAAGATGCATTTGATCTTATTGGTAAAGGCGCAGGTGAAATTTGGGATTGGTTAAAAGAAAAGACCGGTCTTGATAAGCTGCTTGATGCTCAATCATCAATGGGTGGTGTCAAGCGTACTACCAAAGGCTCATTTGAATATGCTAAGGATGCCATTGGAAAGTTTATTAAGAAGATGGCTGATAAGTTTATTGAGAACTTTGGTGGTGCGGTTACTGGCGATCATAAAAAATTAATGGTAGCAGCCGGGATCCCGGCTAGTTGGTTTAGTGCAATTGATTACATTGTTACGCATGAATCAGGCTGGCGAGTTAATGCCACCAATCCTTCATCTGGTGCTTACGGTTTACCACAATCGTTGCCGGGCTCTAAGATGGCATCCGCTGGTTCCGACTGGCGTACTAATCCAATTACTCAATTAAAATGGATGAAAAACTATGTTGGCCGTTATGGTGGTGGCCCAGGTGCCGCTGCATTCTGGCGTGCTCACCATTGGTATGCTAACGGTGGCTGGACTAACCGACTATCATTTTTTGGTGAGGTTCCTGATGAACCTGAAGTTGCTATCAATCCTAAACGTGATACTTCGGAAGATCACATTGCCGAAGCTATCGAAGCACGGGCAAAAATTAACCCGAATGGCTTTGCTGGCACGCTTAGTAAACTGATTGAATCAGCTAAGAATAGTGCTAATAACTTAGTGCCGGTTATCAATCAGGGAACTAGTCAAGTGCGAACTGCTAGCTCTGTTGCTAGTCGTTCGGCAAAAATTGACGGTAATCTAAACGTTGTCATGAATGTTGATGGCAAGACGATTGGTCATGTTACTTATGCAACTTGGCGAGCAATCAGAAGCCATGAAGTTAATATTCAAGCTAACGGTGGGGCTATTCCTGTCGGAGGTGCTCAACCGCTGGGAGGTGTTTACTAGTGAGTACAATAATTTTTCAAAAACTCGATGGAACCGTGTTTGACCTAGATCAGCTTGGCTTTCGGGTGAAGAAGTTTGATGTACCAACGACTAACTATAACTACAACTACCAGCAAGTCGGGCAATACGGAGCCTTAATGACTGGTGTTCAAGCACAACAGCTAGTTATCCCGTTAACTTTGAATGTGTTGGCAATTGATTCTAACGATTTGTTTCTGCAACGAATGAAACTTAATCGGATGTTACAAAGTCATGAAGCGTTCTATGTCTATGACACAGCTAATAAAGAAATTCGTTGGAAGGTCTATGCTGAACCAGTTAGTGTTAGCCGTGACAATTCATTTTGGCGAGCATCTAATGTGCAGATTAACCTAGACTGTCCGACTGGGTATGCCGAGAGTTCTTACACCACCCAAGAGTTTGATAAAGGCACTGGTAAAGGAATTGGTTTAGGTATGGGTTTATTTCGGAATGAATGGCAATATACCTTTACTAATCAAAGTGATTTTGAGTTCCTCAACGCCGGGATTATCAAACTTACAGCAGAAGAACACCCGGTTAAGATTGAGTTTCAAGGTACCGCTTCAAATGGCATTACGCTGACTAATCAGACAACGGGACAATCATTTCAATATAAAAACGCCCTCACAGCTAACGATAAGCTAACTATTGAGGGCGTAATGCCAACGGTTAACGGTACACAAAATTATGATGCTGGTAATCATGGTTTCTTAGATTTTGCAACGGGAGTTAATAAGCTACACCTTGATGGTGCAAGCAACTTCACGATTAAGTTTGATACACGGTTTTATTACTAGGAGGATGATCACGTGCTTAGTTTACCAATTCGCTCACCAGCAGGGGACGTAACAGCAGTACATGCTTATGATGTAGCCGTTACTGATACGTTAAAATCGTATCCGACACTTAACTTCAGTTTTGTTGCTAATGAGGATAATGAAGTAGCTGAAAAGATGATTGCTCCTCGAACAATTATTACTGACCCGACAACAGGTCAACAATACCGCATTGCTACTTCTAACCCCGTACCAACGAATAAATACCGAGTGTATGCCGTGACAACCATTCATATTGCTCACGACTTACACGATTTATATTTAGATAACACAATCACAGGTAGTCAATCATTAAAGGCTTGCTGTGATTTTTTAGTATCGGGAAGTAAGTTCAGTTATTCAATTGACGGTAACATTAGCGACCATGATTTTGGTTCTGACACCTTAGGCAATGCACATGGTGATGATGTGCTTAGTTCAATTGCTGAAGCGTTTGGAATTGAGTTCTGGTTTGACAATACCACAATTCATTTAGCAACCAAGATTGGTAAAGACAACTCATTTGTCTTTATTGACAAGGTTAACGCTTCAAAGATTCAAGTTAGCGAGGACTACACCACAATCGAAACAGCCATTAAGGGAACTGGTAAAGAGATTGAGCAAGACAACACAGGCGGTGATTCCGGTGGTGGTAGTGGAGCAGTAGCTTCATTTGCTCGTCAGTATGCCGGAACACCTTATGTCTGGGGCGGTAATACACCAAGTGGCTGGGATTGTTCCGGTTTTGTCGCTTATGTCTACAATCATTTTGGTATTCCGATGCATCAACCGACTACTTACGAAGAGTATCAAGGCCAAGTAGTTGGTCCGCCTTATCAAGAGGGCGATATGCTCTTTTGGGGTGCGAGAGGTTCAACCTACCACGTTGCATTGGCTCTTGATAGTAACACGCTTGAAATGGCAGCTAACCCAGAACGGGGAACGGTTATTCAAGCAATTAATGCGTGGCCACCTGCTTTTGGTGTAAGAAATGCACAGATGGCAGCAAAGGTTCAAGGTAACAGTGATTCTGATGATTCGTCAACAACTGATACGACTGACCAGCCGCCGCAATATACCTGTCAGGGCGAATATGATAGTCCGATGGCAGCAGATGATAAGTGGGGCAAAATCTGGGCGGACCCGTTTACTAGTGACACCATCACAGATGAGAATGCCTTAAAAGATGCCATGAAGGCTCAACTCCACGATTATCCGGATGTTCAGTACACAATGGATTGGGTAAGTTTTAAAAATAATCTGAGTGGAATTAATAACGAAATTGCAATTGGCAACAATGGCTGGTTGCGTGACCGTTTTGGGATTGACGTGAATGTGCGTATTCAGAGCTTCACTCAGTATAAGGACCCAACGACCACTCAAACCGATACCATCACATTTGGCAATAAGATTTTTGGCCCCGATGAATGGAGTAATCGAGATAGTGCTGCAAGAACGGCTATTCATAGCGGTAATGGCAATAGCGGTAGTAAGTCACACGAAATTAATCCACCGGTTACTGCTGATGATATCCCTACTAATGGAGTACAACTGCGTTCTCCTAGCGGGAAAGTCTACACTTTAACTGCTGGTGACGATGGAAAATTAAAGTTGAGTACGGAAGAAGGGGAAGATACAAATGGCGATAAAGGACAGACTACACATTCATGACTTGTCGCTAGACGGTCAAGAACTGCGTAAACAGTTAATTGAGAACTTTACAATCATTGGTGATGCTATTGACGGTTTAGATAAGAAACAAAATAATCTGACCGGTACTTTAGGATTGAGCGATGAAGCATTAAACCAACTAGGAGGAGGTGAAAAATAGTGGCAACACAATTAGCAAAATTAAATCAATATATTCCGGTAGACTTATTACGTGATCAAGATGAAACAATTGATATTACAGATAAGTTTAAGGGACGTGTTGGTGATGTTGATAGTTATATCAAGCTGTGGGTGTATTCAAATTCGCTTCCGCAAGACATGACTGGTTGGCGAGTGTTATTTCAAGGAACGGACTTCCAGCATAACGACTTTCGTTCATATATGAAAATGGGTGACGACCAACAGCTGGATTTAATTAAGTCTGGACGAATTACTTTGTACTTTGACGCTAACCTTTTCCAATGTGACGGTCAATGGGAACAGGCTTACTTTAGCTTTATTAGTCCTGATGGCAAGACAGTATCAACTGTTAATATTCGGTTGGTAGTTCTTGGTAGTAATTTTTATGCTCGTATGGGAGAACATGCCGAATCAGTTGTTGATGAATTTAACGATATTTTGAAGAAACTTCAAAATGAGGCTGATGTTGATACCGAGCAATTAAAGAAAATTGTTGATGATACCAACAAAGCTCTTACCCAGATGGGCGATGATGCTCAAAAGAACTTTACGGAATGGTTGGCTAACTATAAGCAGGCATTGAATGATGCAATGGCAGAGATTAACGATCCGAAGGACGGTTTGTATGTTCGTTATTCCCAATTGCTTGAGATGACTAAGCAAATTCAAGAAACTCTGAAACAAGCCCAATTCCACGATCGGCCGTTCCAGTTAAAGACAGTTGCTGATATGAAAGCTTACGCCCCACTAATGGCTGGTGACGTGGCAATCACACAAGGATGGGATAACTACGATGATGGGCATGGTGCTTACTGGAATATCCGAGTTAAACATAAGGATGAAACACCGGATGAAGTGAACACTATCTCGCTTGATAATGGTATGGTAGCAGAACGGAATTCTAGTCTAGTAAGTGCTGATAGTTTGGAAGATTTGATGTATGGATATTCAATTAAGATTATCCATAATCAATCAAATTATCCAGTTCCTCATGTTTTCTACTATGAAGATGCTATCGGGACTGAAACTAATGGACTTGGTACTGGTCGGACGGGATTCGGTCAAAATAACACGAAGTATATTCCATGTGAAGCCGATTATCCAGACGCTAACACGATTGTGGTCCGGATTCCTCGAAACTTTTATCTTAAAGGAGCACCAAGCTACAAGGCCGGTGGTTGGTACATTATTGATGAGAATCGCACTATTAAGATTGATTTAGGAAATAATATCAACGATACTTCGGCTCAATCTGGCGATGGTAAGGGTAGTTCATACCTATCAGCTGGTACTGGGTATTTCTCAAAACCAACCAAACCTAGTGATCTCCGGGCGGTCTACATTGATGAGCACACGCAACGGTTACTATGGAGGGATTAGTTGATGAAATTCTATATTTATCAAGGAACAGGAACGGACGGTGAACTGAAGAAGGTTGCCGAAGTTGAGAACAAGAAAGAATATACCGTTACTGGTTTAACGGCTAATTCAACTTACCGTTTCGCTGTTAGTTCTTATAATGGCTTACGAGAGAGTGCTAAGTCTAACGTGATTACGGTCAAAACGAGTGCTATTCCAGTTCAAAGTATTACTTTGGCAATTGACAAGACAGCACTTGAAGTTGGTGGAACAGCTAAGGTTACCGTTACGATTACCCCAGCTAATGAAACCGACGGTGCAGCAGTCCTCAGTTCATCGAATACTGATGTTGCTACTGTTGATAGTGATGGCAATGTATCCGCTGTTGGAGCAGGAACCGCTGATATTACCGCCAAGATTGGTGAAAAGGTCTCTAATGTGATTAACTTAACGGTTTACGAAGCGCTGGTTAACGTGACCAACTTAGCCGCAAGTAATGTGACACCAAATTCGCTTGACCTAAGTTGGGACTGATGATGAATGCAGTATCGAATCAGAAACGGTGATCAATTAATTGGCACGGTGAACAACAAGCAGTATCAAGTAACGGGATTAACTCCCAACACTGCTTATAACTTGTCAGTGGCGTCCTTTAATGGCTTCCGTGAAAGTCCAAGGACGAGCCTGACGGTTAAAACTCGAGGAATCCAAGTTAAGGTGCCAGTTAGCTTAACCACTGGGGCAACGGTGTCATTAGTCTACCTTGAATATGCATTGGGATTAGTCCCTATTGGGACAGAACCAAAAGGCATGTTTGGTGGGGGCAATCGACAGACTTTGCCAGCAAAAGTGGTTAGCTCAGTTAACGGTATGAGCACGATTGAAATTACCAACAGTTTTAATTTGATGAAGGATAATTTAACGATGAGGAAGATAGCAGATGGGAGTTATGCAGTCTTTGATGGCTACAAAGCTCTTTATTTAAGATAGGAGGAATTAGAACATGGCAGATTTAACAAAGATTTTCACCGGTATGAATGCCGGTCCAGAAGCAATTCAAAGCAACTTCGAAAAAGTTAATCAGGCTGTAGAAAACATGGGGGGGGGAGCTAAGCCAGCTCCAATGGTCTAAAACCTCGTGTGCAGGTGTAGTAGGTTCAAACGGCTGGGAGGTCTTAAAAGAGGATCGTGGTAGCGGATATCAAATTTTGAACATCGGTGGGCTAAGATTGATTTGGCTTCACTTATTGATTCAAAAGACTAGTGACTTCAGCGGTTCAGTATCTGGATGGGTTGTTACATTGCCAAGCAATGTGCAGCCGGCAGTTTATGGAATTGCTGGTTCTCTTGATGATCCTAGTGCTACTTGGTATTACTGGGATGGTGCTCATGCCATTAGCCTTAATGCAACTACTACATCATTTAAGTGGGAAAAGGATCACATTTATCCAATTTCAGTAATTTATATAGGTAAAAACAATTAAAGGTCAGGTATCCATGTTAGGTGCCTGACCTTTTGAGAAAGGAAGGGTACAAATGAGTATTCAAATTAATGATATCTTCAGTGGCATGCAAGAAGGTCCAGAAAAGATTCAAGAAAACTTCAAAAATATTGTTACAACCCTAGAAACTGTGGGGGGGGGGAGCTTTCACCACGCTTAACTAACGGTTTGGTTTGGTTAAATGGAGCTAGTCCATTTGACAATGGAACTGGTAGTTCTTCTTACTATGAGTACATTAGTTTACCGAATGGGAAACTGTGTCATATTCATTTTGAAGGAAAATGGGGAAACAAAGTAAGCAATCAATATAAGCTAGATTGCTTACAACTTCCTAAACAAATCATCCCTCATACTGGTGGTTGGAGTAGTTATCCAATTGGTGGTGATACCTCAAGTGCAGGAGGAACTATCTGGACAGTTATGCCAAGTGATACAGGGCGAATCCATGCACAGACAACTGGTGTACTCAGCCCAAACAATGGTATTTTTGGAGATTTTGTATTCTTCGTAAACAATTAAGGTCAGGCATGCTAGGTGTGCCTGACTGATAAAGAAAGGAACACTTAACATGGATATCAAAACAAATAAGATTTTTACCGGTATGCAAAATGGACCGGAAACAATTCAAACAAACTTTTCTAAAATCGTTGATGCTCTGAACCAAGTGGGGGGGGGGACGTTGAGGCTCTCTCATGGTCATCACAAAGTCGTGATGGCTTAGTTGCACAAAACGGATGGCGAATCATGGGCGGAGGATACAGTTATGCATCTGTTGGTAATAAGAAGCTTGTGGTAATGGATTTGTTTATGTCAAATGACAATAACGGATTCAAAGGAAATGCAACTAATACTGCAGTCTCAATGCCTCCTGAATTTTCAATTCCAAGTAACTATCAAGGCGAAGCACGTCCTGATATTAACTGGATGGTAATTGGAACTAATTTATCATTTTCACGTCATGATGGTGGCGTGGCTTGGGATTCTGGAAGTTCAAACATGTACACTGTACATTCCGTCTACATCAAATAAAGCTGGGTAAATTACCCGGCTTTTTCAATATGAAAGGACGGGTATTAACGATGGATTTAGAAAAGATTTTTACTGGAATGGATCAAGGACCAGAGAAGATTAACAACAACTTTGATTTAATTAAGCAAGCTCTTGCAACAGCAGGCGATCAACATAAATTTGACATTCAATATTACCCACTCGTTACGATGAATGGTTGGACTACCATTTCTAAGAATGGGTTTATGAAACTTGAAAACGACCAGTACAAGATTGTGGTTGTTTCATTTAACATCACTAAGCCTAAAGGTGTTGATTTTCAAGGATATATGCAGGTTGCCAGCGATCCAGTAGTTTCATCTAATAATTACAATGGCGGTATGGCTATCGCACAGAACTGGCCTTCTGGAGCGATGACTAACGTCTTGTTCCTTAACAATAAGATTCAGATTGAAACTCTGACAGGGAGCATATTTAAGGATTTGTTTACTAAGGATAATGAAATTACTTTCTTAGTTAACCAATCATTTATCTGGTCTAAGTAGAGGAGGAATAAAAAATGGCAGAAACACAATGGATTTATTTATTTGATAAGTCTAACGGCAACGCATTAATGTATGCTTCACCTCTTGAAGATGGCGAAGCAATGCCTGACAATGCGACCACAGTAGAATGTCCACAAGGACTATATGACCCATATTTTGATGAATCATCTAAAACTTGGAAAGGGATTACACAAGAAGAATGGGAAGCAAAGCATCCCCGTAAGCCGGTTGAGCCAAGTGCTGATGCAAAGGTCATGAACACGATGGGAATTCAAATCGCTAATTTGACTAAGCAAAATCAATCATTGAGCCAAACGGTTAATGCATTGGGATTGCAAATTGCTAAGATGCAAGACACTAAGACTACTAACGGAGGTAATTAATTATGGATTGGGTTCAATTTATTACTACTATGTTTCAACTCGGCTGTGATGTTCGTGGATATGTTGGATTAGTAATCAATGCTGATCAATACAAGCAAATTACCGGCAAGGATTATGTAGCACCTGCTACCCAAGCCTAGCTAAACTAAACATAAGTCGCCGTAGAAATCCACAATACATAAAGAAGCCCCGTTGCATTGGCAGCGAGGCTTTTATTATGGGCGGCTTTAAAAAAAAGCGCTAATCTGAATCGGAGAATTAGCACTTTCTATATGTTTCTAGTTACCTTTGGGAAGGATAACTATGCGACCTCTAGGGCCAATAAATGGTGTGTCTTAAGAATAAGACAAGTATAGTTTACCTTAGTTGATGGCCAAATAAAAGTTTAAAAAGAAAAAGGCGGGTGCCAAGAAGGCATCCACCCATACCGGCTTGTGAGCTAGAAAGCACTCACTGCACACGGCCTAATAATTATCGTAAATATATTATAACACGTTCTGGCTATGATACAATGTTAGTTGCACATTTGAGCAGGTGTAGAAAGCCTGACTAGTGCCAGAAAGGAGGAAACTCCAATGTGACAATTGTGCCTAATAATTATCGTTGTGCCTAGTAAGCACGTAAAAAAGTTAATTAAATGGTTGTTTAAATCCTTTTAGATAACTATTCAGCGCTAACTTCGGTTGGCGCTTTTTTATTATCTGAAATTAGGAGGTGGGCAGATGCATAGTATTGCAGGGTATTCGTGGGACGAGTTGTTAGCAATCGTGACAATTATTTCTATTGTTGGTGGATTTTTAATCTATTTGCTTAACCTAGCTATTAAGAATGGAACCGAAAAGTTATCAAATGTAGTTAAAGATTTAATCGTTAAGATTGATAATCTAAGTCATACGATGAACTCAATTGAATCAACGGCAAATCGGACAGCTGATCGAGTGGATGCGTTGGAGGATCGCTTTGAAGAGCATATCGGTGAAGCAAAAGTTCGTAATAATCGAATCAAAAATCTTGAACAAGAAGTATTTAAGAAAGATAAGTAAGTAGGTGAGAAAATGGATAAATTAAAGCAATCTTTGGTAAAGAAATTCATGAATGCAGACGGCACAATCAATAAAACGGTTGTGGCATCTTTGATTACGTTACTAATTGTCCTAGTTCAGCAAATCATGGTGGCCTGTGGATTCTCATATGGTCATTGGGATCAAGTTGTAGCCATTATCAATACCGTTCTAACATTGCTGGGATTATGTGGCTTTGTTGAAGGCAATGGGCAAGTTGAGATTCCTATCACAAAACTTGATTCCAGCTCGGACAGTTTGGGACAAAAGCCAACGGAAAACGTCCAGAAAGGTAGTGACAACTCAAATGAATCACAAAAGAACTAAACAAATGGTGGTTGCAATGGCAGCCGCTTTTTTAGTTGCTCCGGTAACTACTGGAATGGTTGAACTTAACAGTCAACAACTCACGGTAGTTAAGGCAGCAAAAGGTGATCGTGGTACTGACCAGTCACGATATCAAGGACCACAGGGTCGAACTGCTTATGGTGATGAAAAATTCCAGATTAATCAAATGGGTGGTACCGTTGATGGCTATACTATGTATGACCAGAATACTTATGCTACTCAAACCGCTTCAACGATTGCTCGTGGAATGCGTGCTCATAACTATATTTGGTGGCAAAACGTCACAACTAATTGGCAAGCAGACCAAGTATTAAACTACTTCCTGCCAAAAGTTCAGACACCTAAGGGAAGTATCATTGCTCTTGATGTTGAGAGTGGTAATCAAAATACACAAGCCATTCAACACGCTTGTGACCGTATTCGTCAAGCGGGATATACTCCGATGGTATACGGATATAAGAACTTCTTACTGAATCATGTTGATTTGAGTTACTTAGCTAGTCGAGAACAACTTTGGCTTGCTGAATATCCTGATTATGCTGTGCGCCGGTATCCTAACTACAATTACTTCCCTAGTTACTCAAATATCGGGATTTTCCAATTCACATCTATGTATGTACCTGGAGGATTGGACGGTGACGTTGACTTAACGGGAATTACTGATAATGGTTATAAGAAGGGGAACGCTCAAAAGCCAAAAACAAACACTCCAGCTGTTGATACTGGTAAGCAACTACATCAAGACACTCATAACTATACTGTCATACCGGGCGATTCTTGGTGGAAGATTGCAACTGACCACCATATGAATATGTATGCTTTAGCTCAATTGAATGGTTGCACAATTCAAACTACTATTCATCCGGGTCAAGTTTTACGGGTTGCGGATAACGGACAAGGAGCTAAGGTAAGTAACAAAGTTCAACAACCAATTGCCCAACCTAGCCAGTCATCTTGGCGTGACGGTTTGGGTGATACTTGGCACTCTGAAAAAGGAACCTTTGTAGCTAATACATGGTTACACCTTCGCTGGGGAGCAAAGCCAAGCTCATCTTCAATTGCAGTAATTGGACCAGGTTCGGTTATCAAGTATGATGCCTATTCTCGTCACAACGGTTTTGTATACGTTCGTCAGCCACGTGGCAATGGTCAGTACGGTTATGTTGCAGTGCGGAACGCTTACACAAATGAAGCATACGGAACATTTAAATAAAACTAATTAATCCCTAGTGGTAGTTGCGAATGCAATTACTGCTAGGGATTTTTTGTGTATCAGTGCAAAATCACGCTGAATTGTACCGATAAAAATATGCTATACTGAATGTATCCAAATATTCCATTGACCTGGCATAATCTGGTGTCGGGTGTATCTTTAAATGCAACAATTTTGCAACAAATTTCACTGTATCTATGTTGCTCTATGGTGACTAAGTAATTTTATTTTCCTATTATATACGGATAAAAGCCAACACAATAAGGCTAAAATTTGGTCTTACATACATGGAACAATATTAATTTAAAAAATAGAAAACCCTTGATATGACTGAAATATCAAGGATAAATCAAATATAGAGATAAGCCTATGCAACAATTTTGCAACAAACTCATCGTCAACTTACATTTTATTGAGTTTATTGCGAAGCTCTTGCTGGGCTTTTTTTGTTACGTGCAAATATACATCTCGAGTAATTTTACTGTTAGAGTGTCCCACATTATGTTGAATCACGTAAAGCGGTACTCCTAGTTCAGCCAGTTTTGACACATGAGTATGCCTAAAGGTGTGTGTTGAAATTATCTTGCCGAAGTCGTGAGTCTTTCTGAAAATCTTTAAATAATTGTTAGCGTGTTGTACGGAGTAGGGGTAACCTTCTTCATCGGTAAAGAGAAAGTCTTTTTGCCTTTTACCTTTAGCATGTTTTCGATATATCTCGATGGCTCTGTCGGATAAAGCAATCTCACGAAAGCTTGAGTCGGTTTTGGGAACATTCTGCTTAACGAAATCTTCCTTACGTCCCGTGTTGTACATTAGGGTGCCATTAACATGAACCAATTTTTTTAGGGGATCAATGTCTTTCAAATAGAGTGCCGCTGCTTCCCCAAAACGCATGCCTGTTAGATATTGCCATTCAAAAATATCAGCAAAATCAGGCATAACTTTTCTAAAGTAGTTAAGTAATATTTTTAGCTCGTCATCATCAAGGTATTTTTGTTCAATCAAAGCACGATGATTTTCTTTAGGCCATTCGATATGAACGTCTTTAAAAGGTGTTTCACGGATAAAGTGCTTTCTCACAGCGTAGTTAAACATCATGCTAACACGAGCATAGTAAATTTTTAACCCTGATATGCTGTGAATGTTAGAAGTTCCCTTGTATGATTTGTTCTTTTGTTTCTTCAGAACTTCAGATATGAGAGAATCAAAATGATTAGTAAGCATTAGTGAAGTTATTTTTGACAGCTTAGCTTCGGAATCAAAGTGATTAAAGAAAACTTTATATGAAGTGCGGTATGTACGAGCAGAAGTATATCGCCAACTAGGACGCTTCTCTTTCCAGTAAGTATCGTATAACTCACCTAACGTCATCTGTGCATGCTTATTACGCTCTCCAGTGATATTTGCTAGTTTGGCATTAATCTTCTTATCAAGGGCAATCTGAGCCTCGTGACGGGTGTTCCGTGTGTTGCGGTCAGCAGATATGGTGATCGTTCGCCACTTGTCGGTAAGCGGGTCTTTGTAGCGTTCACCGAAGCGCCATTTATCCTTGTACTTTCTTACAAACATGGTTGGTCTCCTTTCGTACGTATGTTCTTTTTGATGTGCTTTTTAAACCGGTCGATTTCGACCGGTTTGAAATTAATTGTGTGAGATGGTTCCATCATCATTAACAGTAGCCGTGTAACCATCGCCAGAAAAAGTCCAACCATTGCCGGTCCTGGTAGCTTGCAAATCACCATTTGCACCGCCAAGCATTGCTCGTGCTTGATCTTCACTAGTAGGTGTATTATTTTGAGACATTTGATTATTAGGTGCTTGGTACGAATTTTGAGCATTAGACTGATCGGCTTGCTTTACAGGAGTAGCAGATGACTGAACTTGTGTCTGCTGACTAGAGACACTGCTCGAATTGACAGATTTATATTGTTTATTACTCTTTTTGTGTTTTTTGACTACTTTGCTACTACTAGACTTACTTGATGAATCAGATTTCTTGGTTGTTTGATTACCACATGCCGAGAGTGATAAGCAGGTAATAGCAGTGATGCATAATAAAGTTAATTTTTTCATTTTATATAATCCACCTTTTTTAAGACAAATATGTATCAAAAATACCAATAAATTGTTTAAGCAGTAATCTACCAGCAATTGCAATGATTACTGACCAAATGGCAGCAGATACAAGCCAACTAACAAGGGGTACTATAAATGCACAGATAAAAATCACAATCCCCGCATTTCGTAAATAATATAGAGCTTGGTATATTCTTATGGAGTAAAGTAAAATATTGGCAGCAAGAGGGTGAATACCTAACTTTTCGCTACTGAAGTTTAATGTTAATCCTTTGACTGATTTATTTTGCTTAGCAGTTGAATTAGAACGAGTTTTTACTTTTTGATGATTACTTGTAAATAATTTTCGGGTGTCTATTGAAGAACGATAATATACTTTGTTATATAGTTTCTTTCCGGGATGCAACCAACCAGCCGCTTTTGTTCCGTATCCAGGAATAAAAGCTTTTTTTAATTTTCTTTTATATGCTCCCTTGTATTTTGCCGATAGTGATTTTTTTATAGATGGTTTTCTAAAAATACTACGTGACATTTTCAATAACCCCTCATAATTTCAGCTTTTGACGTCGATCACGCTTGGACGTATATTAATTATTTTGCATAATACTTTTTAATTTCTTCACTTACTACACTAGAAAGATAGTGCGGTACATGAAAAGCTTCCATAAAGTTAGCGCTGTTAACACATTGAATATCTGTATCTTGACAATAGAACGGAATTAAAAGATTAACGGCTCCAACATTTGCCTTATATTCCACAGATTCCTTACCAGTAAAGCAGGCATGATAATAATAAACATCGCCTTTATCTCCATGAATGACGTGAGATATTTCATGAGCTAATTGAAAGATGAACTCTTTGGGATTATGCCAATTAGAGTTCATAACCACGCTTCGATATTCAAAGTTGCTTCCCGGAGGTGTGATAGGTGAAAGACTAGCCCACATAATTCTTATGTGATGTTTAGATGCGTAATCAGTTAGGTAATCAAGCGCATCTTCCATATATGTATACATTACTTACCACCACGCAGTAATCTCTTCATATATTCCAGATCTTCTGGCGGTATCTGCCGACCTTCGTAGGTGAAGACAGTATCTTTGTCTGCGAGGTCGGCTGTTTTATGTTCATTCTTATTACCGTTTAATAGGTAATCTGTCGAAACGTTGAATAAATTAGCAATCTTACTCAGCATTTGAAAATCTGGCTCTGTTCTTCCATATTCCCAATTAGCATAGGTTTGCATACTCGAAAGACCAATTGCTTTTGCGACATAAGTTTTACTCCAGCCTTTATTTTCACGCAGGCCAGTAAGTCTTTTACTAAACTCACTCATTTTAATCGCTCCTTTTTAGTCATATCATACAACTGTTAAATAAAAATATTACATTTTTAGCCAAAAAAGCTAAAATAAGTGTTGACTTAGCTAAAAAAGCGAAGTATTATAATACACGTAAGCTAAACAAAACAGCTAAGGAGGTGGACGTATGACGACAGTTCTTAAAGCAGATGCTTACAAACAATTGAAAAAGGAAATTGAATGCAGAGGGATTAAGAATAAGTTTATTGCTGATAAAATTGGCATAACTCCTAACTATCTTGGTCAGATTCTTAGCGGGAAAAGAAATTTGTCAACTGATGTAGCAATCAAGGCAAGCCAAGTATTAGGGTTACCATTAGATATTTTTTTGACTAAAAGTTAGCTAAAATAGCTAAAAGGAGATGCTCAAATGAATGAACCACAATTATTTAATTTTCAAGGCAAGAACTTAAACGTAGTCGAAAAGAACGGCGAAGTTTATTTTGACGCTGAGCAGTCTGCCATTGGTATGGGAATTAGCCAGACCAAGAATGGAAAAACATATGCTCGGTGGGAACGAGTTCAAGAATACTTACATTCCCCACAAGTGGGGAAAGGCGATTACATCACCGAACCACAATTTTATGAGTTAGCTATCAAGGCTAACAATCAGACAGCAAGAAGTTTTCAGCATTGGGTAACAAACGAAGTTCTACCATCAATTCGTAAACATGGTGCTTATATGACACCACAGACGATTGAAAAGGCACTGCTTAACCCAGACACGATTATCAATCTTGCTACTCAGTTGAAGGAAGAACAGCAAAAGCGCAAGCAGCTTCAAACGGAGAATGACCGGATGAAGCCAAAAGCATTATTCGCTGATGCAGTTTCTACAAGTAATTCAAGTATTCTCATTGGTCAGCTTGCTAAGATTTTGCGCCAAAACGGTGTAAGTATTGGTCAAAATCGTTTGTTTGCTTGGATGAGAAAACATGGATATCTAGGAACTAGAGGTAGTAATCGTAATGTTCCTACTCAACGGTCGATGGAGTTAGGACTATTCAAGACTAAAGAGACAGTTATCAATCATTCAGACGGACACACAACCGTGAATATTACGACAAAGGTAACCGGAAAAGGACAGCAATATTTTATCCAGAAGTTTTTAGGTGAAGTCACTTATGCCGAAATGGAGAACTAAGGAGCTAATTAGATGCTTAATTGGATTGGGAAAAGACCGTTTCAAAATCAGCTTGGTTTATCCGATTCGCAGTTTCAAAGATGGAGAAGGCAAGCTGAAGAAGCGGGATTTGATGTGTTCCATAAATTTAGTGAGAGAACGCCAATGATTAACATCGAGGAAGCTAACCGATTTATAGATTGGAAATGTGAGAAGTACGAAGAAGAACACAAGGATATTCACTTAAGGAGCTGATGGAATGGCACAGATATTATTTTTCACAGCGGTAGCAATCGCAATGCTGATTGTACTAAGTAATTCGTTTCAAGAGGTAAAGAAAAAAGCCACCAAGAAGGTGACTAAATGACAGCATGGATACTGGTTTTTCAACTAATAACGTTAGCAGCATCATTGATTGGATTGTATTTCAACCTAAAGAAATGAGGAAAACAAATGATTAAAAACAGCTCAATTAAATGTGCTTTAGAAACTTATGAATCATTAAAAAAGAACAATTTTACCGATAGGCAAATCAGTAAAATTGCTCAAATAATCTTAGCTCTCACTATCAACGATAAGAGCTGGCCTAATTAAAAGCCTTTCTTTTTAAGTGACTTCAAGAAACCATTGTAAGCACGCTGATAGTAATCGGTAATAGCATCACACCCATCTGCATTACCTGAAACGGCTTTTTCCCACATTTCAAATGAAAAGCCTTGTCCGTCAGCACTTAAATGATTAACGCCATGACTAAGTATCAGCATTGCCAAGTCATGAGCACGTTGTTCTTTATCAGTCATACAATTCACCTCCTTTCATAGGAGATGGGTTAAGCATATCACACTGAAAGGAAGTGATAACAATGATTAACGAAGTTCTACACTCGCGGTTGATTGCTTTCGTAATGGGAAGCTGGTCAGTTTATTGCGGAAGTATAGGCGCTTATGATGGCGCAACATTCATTCTTTTGTTTTATGGATTGATGCTTTTGCTAAACCACTTGGATCAAAAAAAGAGCACTCGTTCCGCAAAAACGAATGCTCAAAATAAGTAACTTTGGTTTTTAACTTACGAGGATGATTATAAATGGAAAACATGCTAAATGCAATTAAAGATATGCCGTTGAAGGCTGCTTACTACATGGGTAAGCGTGACGCTTATCGAAAAGAAATAGCAGACGAGTTAGCTATTGCAAGGGTTAAACCAACTCCTATTCAGATTGGTCGTATTAAGGTCTATTACTTGTTAGCAGATTCTTATGACGAAAGATTTGCCGAAGAAATGGGGTGGATTTAGTGAATAACATTAATTGGGATAAGTGGTTCGAAGATGATAGCGAATCAATGCCTAATTGTCCTTGGATTGACCACAAACCATATGACGATGGTACTTACTACGGTGATAACGATGAGGAGGAAGACTAATGGCTAATCAAGTAATGCAAACTAAGCAGCCTAAACTAACGGATATTGTGCTTGAACGGATTAATCAAATGAAGAGCACCCAAAACTTATCACTACCAAAAAATTACAATGCTTCAAATGCTTTAAATGCAGCTTTCCTTGAATTGCAGAAAGTCCAAGATCGCAATCATCAACCAGCACTTGATGTATGTAGTCGAGATTCAATTGTTAAGTCATTACTTGATATGACACTTCAAGGATTATCACCGGCAAAAGATCAATGCTACTTCATTGTGTACGGTAAAGAGTTACAAATGCAACGCTCCTATTTTGGTACGGTAGCAGCGGTTAAACGACTTGACGGTGTAAAGAAGGTTCGAGCTGAAGTAGTCCATGAGGGTGATGAGTTCGAGATTGGTTCCAATGAAGATATGGAATTAGTAGTTAAGAAGTTTGTGCCTAAGTTTGAAAATATCAGTAAGCCAATCATTGGTGCTTTTGCTCTAATCAAAACCGATGAGGGTATTTCATACACGGTTATGAATATGGACGAAATCAAGCAGTCCTGGAGTCAAACACGACAAAAAAATAATAAAGTACAGCAAAACTTTAGTCAGGAGATGGCTAAGCGGACCGTACTTAATCGAGCTGCCAAGATGTTTATTAACACCTCAGATGATAGTGATCTTTTGACTGGTGCTATCAACGATACAACATCTAATGAATTTGATGATGAGCCACGAGATGTAACTCCAACTAAGGAAGAACAAACCACTCAAGAGTTACTAGATGGCTTTGAAAAATCACAGGCAGAATTAGCTAAGAAGGAGGAACCAGCGGATGGCCACAGTAGTTCAGCAGAAGGAAAGCAAGAAGAACTCTTCAAAGACGGTACCATTACCCCAGCCCCCGCTAAAGTTAACGCCTGAGAATTACTACTCACATGAGACAGATTGGCAATATATGAGCTTCTCCTTGTTTAAGGACTTCGAGCAGTGCGAAGCTCGGGCGTTGGCTAAGCTGAAAGATGATTGGCAACCGACTTCTAGTCCGGTACCACTTCTTGTTGGTAATTATGTACACAGCTATTTTGAGAGTGCTGAAAGCCACCAATCATTTGTAAACGAGAATCGTAAAGAGTTGATGACTCGACCAACGAAGAGCAATCCTGATGGTCACTTACGAGCCGAGTTCAAGGTGGCTGACAGCATGATCAAGACGCTAAGCAATGACAATATGTTCAATTACTTTTACAAGCCGGGCAAGAAAGAAGTCATTGTGACCGGCAAGATTGATGGCTACTGGTGGAAAGGAAAGATTGACAGTTTGGTGCTTGAACAAAACTACTTCTGCGATCTGAAGACTGTTGATGACATTCATAAAGGTCACTGGAATACTGATGAGCACAGATATGTACCATTTATCAAAGATCGTGAGTACGATTTGCAAATGGCATTATATCAAGAGTTTATCAAACAGACCTTTGATAAGAAGTGTCAACCGTTCATCTTTGCGATTAGTAAACAGACACCACCTGACAAGATGGCAATTGACTTTAACGGTGTTGATGACCAGTACCAGATGCAAGCTGATTTAGACAAAGTAAAAGAATTACAACCGCATTTCTGGAAAGTAATGACGGGTGAAGAAGCACCCGTTGCTTGCGGGAAGTGTGACTATTGCCGACAGATGAAGCAGTTAAGTGGATTTACCCACGCAAGTGAAATTGAGGTGTAATAAATGGCAATCATTAGGCAAAAACGAAAAGAAAGGTTCTCAATTGTAGATAACAAAGTAATTGAAGATGAACGGCTTTCTTTCAAAGCTAGAGGACTGTTAATATATATGCTTTCTAAACCTGATGATTGGAAATTCCATACTGAAGAGTTGGCTAAGCATAGTAGTCAGGAGGGACTTTCCGCTGTTCGTACTGCATTAAAAGAAATCGAAAAATGTGGATATTTAAGAAGAAAAAGAGAACGGTCGCCTAAGGGAACTTTTACTAGTCAGGATTGGTTACTAACTGATAATCCTTCAGTTGCACCACAAGCAGAAAATCCACACGTGGATAAACCACACGTGGAAAAGCCACGTGTAGATAATCACACACTACCTAATACTGACTTTAAACCTAATACTGATCACACTAATAAAGATGATGATGATCAACCAGTCGAGGATGCATTTAATCTGGCACAACTAGCCGGGATAAATGTTAACAGCGGATTAAACTTACCAGTTTTCACAGACTATATTAATCGACTTGGTAATGAATTAGTTTGTTATGCAATTAGGCGGACTAATGACGTTGCACAACATCCTAGTTGGTCCTACTTAAAAACAGTTTTGAAATCACTTGAAGATAACCACGTTAAAACGGTAGAGCAGGCGGAAAAACTTTCTAAGAAGTATGGGCAGAGTCGGAAGGGTAAATCATCCCCTAAAAAAGCAGGTAAGAAACAACAGTACCATTTTGAAACTCGCAAAGTTCCAGATGGAATGAGTCAAACCGAAGCAATAGCTAAAGAGCTGGCAGAGGCAGAAGCTGAAGATAGGGCAAAAGAAGCGAAAAGAGATGATGGTTAATGGCGTTTAAGACAATTGGAAATATTCTTAATAATCCTAAAGCATTGGAGATATTTCGTGAACATGGAGTTGATGTTGACCATCCAGAACTATGTGCAATGCAAGCTAAAATTTACCGAGAAAGATCTAATAAAGAGATTCAGATTGCTGGTGGCGGTGCTAAATACATCATGTTTGATAGCTTGTGCTTATGGGAAGGCAAGAAGAAACTATCAGCAACTTTTGATAAGTGGCAACCCGACTTACAGCAAAACGATAAGATTTCACGTAATCTTAAAGGCAATATAGTTAATCTCGCAAAGGTTATGAACAATCACCCCAAAAAAATAGTGTTATTTGGGCCACCGGGAACAGGAAAGACAATGATGTCACTAGCACTGATGAATTATCTTAGGGCAAATGAGAAAACAACCATGTTTGTTTCGTCGACCGAATTAGTTTCGCTGTTCTGGAAGTCGTATAAATACAAAGACGCCCAAGACCGTAAGGAAAAAGTCTTGGACGCTATGGAAAGTGTTGACGTATTGGTGATTGATGACCTTGGAACAGAAGGCGGTGTTAACTCTGACAAGCCTGTGCAAAAGGACGTTCAACAGGCAATTAATCAAATAGCAACCGCCAGATATGACACAAACAGTAACAAGGTTCTCAAATCAACAATCGTCACAACTAATAATACACCAGACGAACTAAGTTTGATATATGGAGGTAAGACGGTTAGCCGATTATTACCGCATAATCCAATGTATCAATTCAATTTTTCAGAGCTAAATGATATACGGGAGTAATTTATGAAATTCAAACGACTAAAAGCCTTGTACGACGCTGATGCAGGCGTTCATTACGAGGGTAAATTATGCGAGATTATCAGCATTAACAAGTTGAAGTAGACCGCACAGGTGGTTGAAGATGGGCAGATGTTCGCTATTCCGTGTGAAGTGAAAGTGGAGGAATTAGAGTGATGGATTTAAATAAAAAAGCCCCACACATTTGTTGTATGTGCGGAGCAAAGGCAGAACTTAAATTAGACAACGGAAATTGGATTTGCTGGATGTGTGCACAAATCCAAGGAGAATTAGCAAATTTGTGATTATACTCTTTCCCAATAGTCAATAAATGTTTTTGCGTCTAGTTGGAGCTCTAATAAATTGGTTTCTAACTTGGAGTTAGCAGGAGTTAATAGCTTACCGTTTTGCAAATTCAATAGACCCACTTGCTGGTCATGATTACTTGCTTTATTGGCAATATCTAATAAAGCTAAAGAAGGCATGATATTTCTTTTTGTAACTTTCTCGTCAGGCTTTTTGACATTGTAAAAGATTTTTACTAGGAATTTCGAGTTATTAATAATCATACCAACTTCGGGAGAAGCAGAGATAATTAGCCCCTCATATTCCCAATTTGATTTATTAACTGGAAAGAATGAAACATTATTTTTACTTACAAAATTTGAAAACCTATTGATAGCTTTTCTGTAATTTATTCTTTTCCTTTGAGTTTCTGAATTAGCCAAACTATTCAGTTCTTCTAAAGTAATTCTTCCTTCAGCAAGTTTATTAATGGCATTTCGAAGGTCTAGCCAATAATCAATGGCAGGTGAATATTCACTATTCTTAACTCTTTGTACTGCTGAGATACGAGCTCTAGTTGAAACCGCTGCCTTAAAATGAATGAATTGTGTCAAAGAAATTTTAACTGTCATATTAATACCTCATTGTATTTAATTACAATTAATTGTTTATTCAAAAGGAGTTTTATTATTAATTGCGGAAATAACTATACCACATTATTTTGTGGTTAAAAAGAGGATGAATAACTATATGTTGTGGGGTTTAGTACAAAAACAATTAGATAAGCAATCAATGTCGATATATCGTTTGTCAAAGTTAACGGGAATTTTAGATAACACTCTTTACTCGTATAGCAGAGGAATATCGGAGCCAAGTTTTAGTAATGTAGTTAAGATTGCCGATGCCTTGGGTGTTAGCTTAGATGAATTTAGGGAGGAGAAAAATGGATAGTGTGTTATATGCGTTTTTGTGGTTTGCGATTGCACTGATTGCAGTAGTGACGATGAATTTTGCTGGTGGCTGGGTACTGCTGCCAGTTGTGTTATTGATTATCTTAGCGTTCATTGCTGGGCGAATCAGAGAGGGATGGTAATGAAGATGGATAGAGATATTAAATCAATTGGATATGGCGTGAAGATAGGTAAGAATTATGTGTCTAGTGAAAATACCAAGGTAATTCTTTTTGGAAAAATTAAAACTGGCACATATTTAACTAAAACTGGCGTAATGCTGTTTAGTTACTTTGATGATGCCAAAAAGACCGCTGAAGAGGTTAACGGTAAGGTTATTGAACTTTACGCACGGGAGGTCAGCGAAGATGAAGATTGATGAATTGGCAGAAAAACTTAATGAATTAGAAAGCTTAAGAATTGAAAAGAGAAGCGATGGAATGATTATTTATTCAAAGGACAATACAGATTATGATTTTTTCTTTTCACTGGGTTATAAGAACAAATCATTGACAGATGTTGGCTTTGATTGGAGTTGCTTAGATGACGTTAAACCAGCCGACTTATACAAAGCTTTAAATCTTATCGACTGCTTTCTGCACACACCGATTGATGAGCGATTCCCGGAAAAGAAGTATCGCCTAATGGCTATGCGATATGTAGAAGGACCAATTGCTATCAAGCAATATGTTACAGTTTTACAAGCCAGTGGTGACTATGTGACATTTGACTTTGGAAATAAAGAAAATGCCGAAAAATGGACAGATAAAGAGTTACATAACCTATCACAATGGTTCCCTCAAAAAGCCATTGATGCAATGAAGGAACCGGTGGAGGACAACAAATGATTAGCAATAAAGAAATTGATGTGACTTTGCTGAATATCACTCAAAGTCAGATAAAGTATCTTTATGCTGATTGTCATGGATATAGCAGAATTAGTCCGATTAAACGAACTCGTAAGCAACAAATTGCTAAGGCTAATCACATGATGGATTGGCACGATCATACAAGTTATGAGTGGTCACAATGGTGGAAAGAATCGGCAAGAAAGCCTAAGAGGTGGAAGAAATGAATAAACATGGCGAAACCATTGTCCTAAAAGTTAATAAAGATAAATACTTAGCTGGCTTTTATGCGCTAGGTTTTGAATCTAAAGAGATTATGGGAGTTCTATATCAAGCGATTACCGTGTTATGTAAGGAACAGGGAGTAGATCCGGCAGTTCAATTAATGCATTTGATGATAGCAGCAGAGGAGGAAGAGTAATGGCATTGAGCTATGAAGATACACATTGCAAAAGATGCGGAAAAGAGTGTGCTGCTTGGATAAACGGTGGCCTATGTTATGACTGCTTGAGGGAGAAACATTTAGAAGATATTCGCGAAAGCATAGAGGAAGGTGAGCCGGATACGTTTAGTGATGAATACATCGTTTGTCCTTATTGTGGTGCTGCAATTAGTGATGAGGATTTAATTGATTATCCCGAATTGTATGAAGATGGTGAGCATGAGATCTCTTGTATTGAATGCGATAAAAAGTTCAAAGTCGATACGAGCGTTAGTTATTCCTGGGAAACTCATAGGATGGAGGATAAATAATGAGCATATATGACCTACTAGCAATCACGGCAATCGGGGCTGGAGCAGTTGGCTTCGTGCTGGGAGTAGTAACCACGATTAAAGTCGACGATACGCATGAAAGGGTGAAGCATAAGTGAATCACTTTGGAAAGAAAGTCCATTACAAAGATTGGGACTTCGATTCGATTAAGGAACGTGACTTCTTCATCCAGTTCATCGAGAGCAGCGGTAAGAAGTTCAAGGTACATCCAAGTTACAAGGTAGTCGATAAGTTCCCACTAGGCGGATATAACCAGCGTGGGATTACGTACGCACCAGACTTCGTGGTATTTGGCACTGATAGCGCTGTTGAGCACGTTTATGATGTGAAGACAGGAATTAATCAACGAGCAGTCGATACGAGCGCTAAGCTACGTTTTAAGCTGTTCTCACTAAGAACTGGGTTGCCGGTTGAAGTAGTCGTTCCTCGTCAGCATGATTTCAAGATGAAATTATTTGGGTTTACTAATCCGCGAATTCAAGAAGCATATGCTCGACACGATATTCATGGTAATGTTCGACGAAGAAAGAATGGAGAACCTTACTACGACTATTACAACGTATACAAGAACATTGATTATGATGTACACGATTTAATCGGGTTTTAGGAGGAAACATGAAGTCAAAGAAAAAGAAGCAAAAAAGCCGTCTCCGGAAGAAGCGGGAACGGCGGAAAGAAAATGAATTGAAGAGGGAACGTCAAGATGGATTGCATCACACCAATGTTAAGTGAAGCACTTGATAGTATTAATGACTGGGGCGGCATGGATGACAAAATAGACCTCATTTTGTCGCCTGATGATTGGCGATTACAAGAGATTGTCAAATTCAGAAAGCGGGTAGCTTTAGCGGAGAAGTCAAGAGAACAGCGTGAAATAGCGGATATTCAAAAGGAATTAGCCAAACGCAAACTTACGGATAAGCAGTATCAAACAGAGTTCTTATATCAACACGGTTTGTCTGCTGGAAAGATAACGGCAATTATAGATATTGCTAGAAGCACCGCCGATAAGATTATTCTTGAATATCGAAATAACCACTATGGTGAAAATCGAAAGATATTAAAAATGACTGATGCCTTAGCGCTAATGAGAGCTGAATAAAAAAAGACGCTCTACCGTGAGAGCGCCATTGAGATATAAATTAAAGCAAATCTATTATATCACAAGGGACGAGGGGTGTAGAGCGTGGTTGACAGCGTATTTGGTAATTTGGATAAAGAAGCCACTAAGGAAGCATTCAAGGAGTATCTAAGGGAATGGAAGAAATACAAGCTTAAGGCAATGCAACGGTTCCCAGGTTTGAAGTCGCCTAGTATGGACGGACAGCCGAACGATGGGACACCGCATGACCCGGACCAGAAGTTCGTTAACCACGCTGAAGCCGTTTATCAGTACAAGACAAGAATTAAGTGCTGCGAGGTGCTAATGAGTGTCGGTGAGGAAGAGGAAATCTTAGGTGATATTCTGCTTCACCGCTTCATTAAGAACTGGTCAGCAATTAGAACGATGAATTACATTAACGAGAAGTACAACGCCTATATGGACGATAGGCAGTACAGAAGACTGCAAGACCAAGCGTTATGGGAAGGTGCGTTGATGTGTCCTGACGACTCAGTTCGTGTCATGAAATGAAGTTGTCCGGTTTTTGCCGGTTTTTGTCCGGAATTTGCCGGTATTTGACCGGTTTCGCCTTAAAAACAGCCGTATTATGGTATTGTTCAAAAATTTAATTGAACTTACAAATACCAAATACCTGTGACCCGAGCACGAATGACTTCAGCATTCACGTCCTTAAACTGCTTAATAATACGACTTTATTGACTCTGGCAGAGGAGTAGACGAGTTACAGCAACTCAGGATCTCTCTGTTAATTGTTGCGTAAATCCGGTAACCAAGCCGACGACATGGTGGCAGATGACCATAGTTACGCATTGAGACTAGGTACTAATTAATCCAATTTTTACATGTAATGTACTGATACGATTTCATAAATACTCCCTGTGTTATACCGTCTCTGCTAGTCTCACGGTAGCCGTGCTGTTATCAGCAGAAGAGTGCTGTAATCTAACTCAACGGCTAGAAGATTACAATTATTCAGAACACTAACGTCCGTTACAGGAGTAGGCGGAAAACTACGACCGGGTGCGGGAGTTAATTAGTTCTGATTATGTGGATACGTGAAGTTAGACACCAAGCGACAACGCTTGTGGGGGCAGTTCCCAGTGTTCACTTTGGAAGACAATATATATCTGGAGGTGAAGCTAGCACCTCACTCGTCTTATGCCTTCCATATTGAAGCACAATAAGTTAAAGGAGATGTTAAGCCTCCTCTTTTAATGTTTAACAGTGCTTCGAGCAGAGAGATAGAGATGACACTCAATTCAATTTAAAGGAGTTGATAGTCACCTACTTTTCACAAACTCTCTGTCGCTAACGTTCTCTGGTGAGAGCACAGGTGGAAATTTTATGCGATTCAACGGAAGCCTGCGCATGAAGTTCGGTTCGATTCCGGCTCTTAGCATAGTAAGCAATCATTAAGAATAACTACTATATTTTTAAACACGTCAACTCAATTGCTTACGAGCTTCAGCAAGCACCACCAAATATATTTAGAAATCAATATATTGGCAAATGCAACATCGCTTGCTGAAGTTGTGTCTGACGTGGAAAGCCGGGCACACATATACATCACCCAAGCCTGGTCATTCGACTGGGCTTTTGTAATTTTATATTACATTTTTGAGCAAAGTATTTTATAGTAATGCAATTTCAGGTAGAATACTTTAATGAAGGAGGGAGCATTATGTATGATGTTTTTAAAGTGGTTAATTGGCTACGTGTAAAGAACAATGCTGATATGCGTCAGGACCCCAACGTTGAAGAACTATCACAAATGAAAGCAATGAAATTATTGTATTATATTCAAGCTGCCAGTTTATCGATAACAGGCCATAGAATGTTTGATAATGATATTGTTGCGTGGAAATATGGACCGGTAGTGGAAGATGTTCATAGAAAATATAGCGGTCAACGTGGAATTGTAGGAACTATAACCCAAAATGATTTGGATGATTACACAGAGCTTCAAAATGATAAAGAAACCGCAGATATTCTAAATAGTATTTATGATGTCTATGGTTATAGCTCTGCTTATGATTTAATGCGTCAAACTCATAGGGAAAGGCCATGGCAAGAGACACCTCAGAGTAGTGTTATAAGTGACCAGTTAATAAAAGATTTCTATAGTGGGGTCTTTGTTACTGATGAAGATAAGAAGTAATAATTTTAACGGGCCTTCATTCCCTGAGAAATCTAATCCAAAGAGAATTAAAAACGCCCATACTTCAAGGTTCGCTTTCAATCTTTCGTTTTTAACTAGGGATTCAAAATATAACCTTGATGGTAGAGGAAATACTATTAATAACAAGGTTAGATTAAAGCTTTTAGAAAGAATCTATCAGCTTTCACAGGAAGATATAGTGAAAATCCTTGGATATAATAAAAAACAAGGCCTTGAAAAAATACCTGAAGAGAAGGTTAGATTAAGAGTTCACTCTGAGTTTAAATCTAGTAATCGTTACAAGGAATGCGAAGAAGATTATTGGGTGTTCCGGCTTGGAAGTCTTGGCAGAGTTATTGGCAAAAAGAATTCGAATATTTTTTATGTGATGAGCATTGATGCATCCTTTGATCAATACGATCACGGATCATAATAAATCAAAGTCAGCCTAGAGCTGGCTTTTTTGTTTGGAGGAATACATATGAACCAAGAAAAATTTGCTAGAGGATTATTACAATTCAAACCATCTCCAGAAGTTAATGAAGCTGAGCGGATCGTCGAACATAGCAATCAACTTGGTAGGCAAGCTATCTATGATCCGCTATGTCAAGCTGAGCATGGGGCGTTTTATATTATGCATGGCCAAACACCAGAGGAGGTGCTTGACCATGTTCCAAACTAAACGATTCGGATTAGTAGCAAGCAAACAAGAGTACATGATGTTGTGCCGAGCCGATAGACATATGAAGCAAAAGAGAAAGCTGACAGGTCAACGCTTGCCAGCTTTTAAAGTACATAGAAATAAATAGCAAATGTTTTTACGATTAGAAAGGTGGTGTGGCGATATGCCATGAAAAAATTGGACAAAATTGGACAATCTGGACCCTTTTATCAGTTAGATAAACGTCGTAGAAAAGCCGTTAGATTGCTATTTGAAGACGAATTAACGGACGAACAAATTGCTGAAGCTGTCCAACGGCGTAGATCCACACTAGATAATTGGAAAAACGATGAATTGTTTAAGGCGGCTCAACAACAATATAACCATTTGGTCGTCAAAAGAAGCTTTGAAAGTAGGGCATTAAAGAAACTTGTTGATTTGCTAGAAGCTAAGTCGGAGATGGTTCAGCTTCAAGCTGCCAACTCAATTTTGAAGCTTTCTGGTATGCTGTCAGACAATAGCACGCCAGAGTTAGACAAAGCCAAGATTCGCAAGGCTAACGCTGAGGCAGATATTGCAGAGCAGAAAGCTCAACAGTTGTCTAATAATGTAGCCGATGATTTAACAATCAATATAGTTAGAAATGATAGGAGCATAGAAAATGAAGAAGCAAATAACAATTAATGCTGACAATATGATATGCCCCCATTTTGATCGGGTACTGTTTTCTCATTGTCTAAACAAGGTTCTAAAAGGCGGACGTGGATCTACTAAGTCTTCTGTAATTAGTATTCAATTAGTGATGGATTTTTTACAGGATTCACAGGCTAATGTTTTAATTATGCGTAAGGTTGCCAATACGATTGAGTTGTCGGTTTACGAACAGATTAAATGGGCCATTTACATGTTGCATGTAGATAGCCTTTTTGAGTTCAAAAAATCACCGTATCGAATTGTTGATAAACGCAACGGAACGGCTTTCTATTTTAGCGGGGTTGATGACCCGCAAAAGTTGAAATCAATGATAATAGCACATGGATATGTACGTTATCTTTGGTTTGAAGAATTAGCTGAGTTTGATTCTTGGCAAGAGGTTGATATGGTACGAGCTTCGTTTACTCGTAAACAACTACCACCTGGCGCTCACGTTGTTACATATTACAGCTACAACCCGCCTAAAAATCCTTATGAATGGATTAACGAGTGGGTTACACAACGAGAAGGAATGCTTAATTGGCTTGTCGATCATTCTACATATAAGGATGTCACACTTCCCAACATCTTGTCACAAGATTACATTGATGAAATCAATACCGTTAAGCAAAATAATTATGATTATTATCGTTGGATGTATCTTGGAGAAGTTATCGGACTTGGAACTAATATCTACAACATGGATAATTTCCAAGCTATAGATAAGTTGCCAGATGATGACTACATCACTAATGTTTATTATTCTGTTGATACAGGGCATGAAGTTTCGGCAACTACTTGTGGTGCTTATGGATTAACTAAAAAGGGTAATTTGATACTGCTCGACACCTACTATTACAGTCCACAAGGTAAATCACATAAAAAGCCACCTAGTGAGCTTTCTAAGGACTTGAAGTCATTTATTGATAAAGTTACTGAATGGATAGGAAAACAGCCTACACGTATGACTATCGACTCAGCAGAAGGGGCGTTGGATAATCAGTTCTACAATGATTATGGTATTCATTGGCACAAAGTTAATAAGCTAAAAAAGGTAGATATGATCGACCGAGTGCAAGACTTACTAGCACAAGGTCGTTTTTATTATCTGAAACGTCCTGAAAATGAAATCTTTATTGCTGAACATCAAAAGTACCAGTGGGACGAGAACACATTACAGAGTGATGATCCTAAAGTTATCAAGGAAGATGACCACACTTGTGATATGTTCCAATATGTTGTGCGGGATAATGAACGAGACTTTGGTCTGAAGTGGTAGGAGGTGACACAATGAGCTTTCTAACAACACTGAAGAATCTTATATGGAAAGGAGGCGCTAAGCTAGGTATGACTAAGAGCTTAACTAAAATCACTGATGATGAACGAGTGGCAATTGCTGAATCAGAATACACTCGCATTCAAGAAGCTAAAAAGTATTATCGTGATGATTTACCTGTTGTCTGGTACCGAAATAGTTACGGGCATAAACGACACCGCAAAATGAATACGCTAAACATCACTAAGTTATCAGCTAAACGATTAGCTTCAATCATCTTTAATGAACAATGCGAAATATCGTTAAAGGATCATGCTAACGATGAATTACTTAGCCAGATTATCGACGATAACCATTTCAATTTGCAATTTGAGCAGCATTTGGAAACAGGTGTTGCACTAGGTGGATTAGCCGCACGTCCTTATGTTGACGATCAAGATAATATTCGCATTGCCTGGGCTAATGCGGATCAGTTTTATCCGTTACATAGCAATACTGACAATATTAGTGAATGTGTTTTTGCCAGTCGTTCAGCTCGAACCGAGAATAAGCAATTAGTTTATTACACTCTGCTAGAGTTCCACCAATGGCTAGACACCAATACCTATCAGATTACTAATGAATTGTATCGCTCAACTGAACGAGATGTTGTCGGTCAATCTGTACCGCTTAGCACTCTTTATCCAAAGATGCAGCCAACTATCACCTTTAATAACGGGATTATTAAAAAGCCTTTGTTTGCTTACTTCCGTACGCCGGGAGCTAATAACAAAGACCTCGATAGTCCACTTGGTATGGGGATTGTTGATAACTCAAAGAATATCATCAATGCAATTAATACTACCCACGATGAGTTTGTGCATGAAATTAAAATGGGCAAGCGTCGTATTGCGGTACCGGCCGAAATGTTAAGACCGGGTAATAAGTTCGGTAATACTGCAAATGATGATGAAACACATCCGCTCATGTTTGACCCCGACATGGATGTGTATGAACAGTTCTATGGGGATGCTGACAATATGAATATTACCGATTTAACTAGTGATATTCGTACTCAGCAATATAAGGAAGCTATTGATTACTTCTTACGTGAGTTTGAAGAGCAGACCGGATTTAGTGCTGGCACATTCTCGTTTGATGGTCAGTCGGTCAAAACTGCTACTGAAATTGTTAGCGAAAATTCAACTACTTATCAAACACGGTCGAGCTATCTGACACAAGTTGAGCTGTTTCTTAATCAATTAGTTACAGCTATTTTAGAAGTTGCTAGTACACCAGAGTTTTTCAGTGATGGGCAAGCAAGGTGCAAGTTTAATGCTGATGATGAATTAGGATTAAGCGTTCATTTTGACGATGGCGTTTTCGTTGATAAAGATAAGCAACAAACCAACGACTTAGCACTTGTTGCGGCTGGTGTTATGCCTAAATTGCAGTTCTTGATTCGTAACGAGGGACTAAGCGAAGAGGATGCTCAACAATGGCTTCAACAAGTTCAAAAGGAGCAACCGGAGTATACGCCTAACAGCTTTGAGGAAGGCAAGAGTCCTGATGGTGACAATGATGTAGGAGCTGATTAATCATGACCGCACGTGACGACTTCCAAAAAGCCGGTAATAAAATCATTGACCTTTATGAACAATTGCAATCACAGATATTTAACACGATTATCGACACGTTAAAAGCTGGAGATTACAAACACGTTAGTAAGGATGATGTTGTTACTTGGCAAGCTAAGCAATTAGCCGAGATGGGGAAGCTTAACCAACAAACGATGAAGCTAATGGCACACGCTGACGGCTTAAGTGAGGATGCGATTAAAGACTTAATCAAGTTTCACGGTCTTAAAGTTATTGATGAAGTTGATGGTGAGTTGCAAGATATAACTGGTAGAAGTGAGCCTGTATCTAATGACACCCAAAACACTCTCACAGCCGTTGTGAGCCAAACTTGGGATGACTTGAACAATAACATTAATGAATCATTAATCAGTCGTAACTATGGAGCTACGGCAACGACAAGGGTATATCGACAGATACTCACTGAATCAACGTTAGCAACCGTGTCTGGTCTAATGACTCACCAAAAAGCTGTCGAAAGTGCGGTCTATCGTGCAGTTGATCGTGGCTTGCCTACAAGGCTTGTTGATAAAGCTGGTCATAACTGGAGCATTGAGGGCTATTCTCGAATGGTAATCAATACGACAGTTAATCGGACTTACAACGACTTACGACTTAGCAGAATGAAGGACTTTGACATGCACTTAGCATTGATGAGCAGCCACCCGAACAGTCGTCCGGCTTGCGCTTGGATTCAAGGACACGTTGTTAATATTGTTCCACCTGAAAGTCCCAATTTTAACGATAAATACGATAGTATCTATAATCACGGCTATGGAACACCAGCAGGAACGATGGGCATTAATTGCCATCATCGACTTTTTCCATTTGTTCCGGGTGTTAACGTGAACCATCAACCCCAATATGACCCCGAACAGGCGATTAAGAACGGAAGTATAGTTCAGAAACAGCGAGCACGTGAACGAGCTATTAGAGACGCTAAACACCGTCTAGTAGCTGCTAAAGAATTAGGCGATGAAGAACAAGTAACTAAGTGTAAAACGCTAATACGGGCACGACAGGCGAATATGCGAGAGTTTATCAAGCAAACGAACGAAAATCATAAAACACCAATTCTTACCCGTGATTACAATAGAGAAAAAATTGTTAATTAATATTTGACCCGAGCAAGTCGTTAAAAGGCTCTTTTGTTATGCAATCAATTCTCGGAGTTCGTAACTCCGTAAACAACTAACGTAAAGGAGAGATCGCAATGAAGCGTGACGATTTAAAGGAACAAGGACTTAATGAGACTCAGATTAATTTTGTAATGAGCCAAAATGGAAAAGATATTAATGCATTGAATGAAAAGATTACGAGCTTAACTAATGAACGTGATGGTTTGCAATCACAAATTGCTGACCGTGACAATCAGTTAAACGACTTGAAGAAGTCCGTT